TCTTCTTGTCTCTTATGCCCATCCCAGCGTGTCCAATCATCCTCTAGGATAGTCGTGGCTGATCTGCAGATTCGTGCAACGGATTCCGAGAATTCTCGGGGCCCCTTGTGGAATGCATACCACGGCTGTTGGCCCATCCAATCATAGATCGGGTACAGGTAACGTGAATATTCTAGTTTGTGGAATTGGGTTGGCATCTGGATGGCTCGCGGGTCTGTTAGTTTTTGGTAGGGTTCTCCTTTCATAAACTCTGACATTCTCCAAGTTGGTACGGGGATATATAAAGCAGACGCTAGATTACGGGCCTTATGTCCCGTTCTTTGTCTCTCTATAGATTGTTCCGCTGAATAGGGTCTGAGCTTTGGAAGGTCTAGATAACGCAGAAATTCGCGAATATACTTATAAACTGCTGGATTGATTTCTCTTTGAGTCGCCTGGGGTTTAGTGATTCTTCCATCAATACAAACTCTTTCCGAGGATTGAGTTTTAGTGTGGACGAATGAAGCCCCAAGTATGAACGGGGACATGTAGGCCCGGACTTTTGTAGGCAGTTCGGGGGTCCAAGTTCCCAGATCATAATGTACTTTAATGAAACTAGTTTCAGCAGGATGAACGTACGTTAGTCTATCTGGTATTTGAGCGTTGTGGAACTCGACCAAAGGGCCGAGTGTCACATCTTCATAATCTCTAAGACAGTCTCTAACGTTATATAAGTGTAACGCAGGAGATTTAGGGTCTCTAGCTAGGAACGCTAAATGGTTGTCAACTCTCACAGGAATTCTGCAGGACGCATACTCTCCGACTCGGGCAGTCGAAATCATGTCACCTCGCTTCGGATGTATGCTGGCCACTCTAATCCAATCTTTGTTGACGGGGTTGAAGCGCTGAATTTCATTGCATTGGTGCAATTCAGCTGCCATCCGTGCGTACTGATTGTCATAGTATGGTAAGAGGTTCAAAATAGAGACTTCTTGGTTATGCCATTCGGCTGCTAAATTGAGCAGCACTGCCGAATGGGCGTCATCTATTGTCCTGACAGAAACTTGGTATAACTTGGTTTTCTCGTGGTTTGATACCATGAGCTGATCACTGTTATAGTTCCAAATTTTGTGTTTGAATTCACAACCAGGAACTCTAGCTACGAACTCGCCGGTGTGGTTAAATGTGTAGGACATTTCTCCTCCCGAAACGGCAGCGTGCTGTGGTATAATAGTATACAACAACACGTTTCCGTCGGTCTCAAGAAGGAAATCTTTCATATGCACATAATAATCAGTATCGACAAGAACCATTAGATGTTCCGAGGAAGGGTTGTTCTCCCGAGGTTCAGCAAATGCGTCTCGAGCCCAATAATACTGTAGACTGCCGTCGTGACCTCTTTTCTGGTCACGGACGCTCATCTGGTAATAGAAGGGTTTCAAGCCTAAGCTGCAGGCGAACATGTTTGAGAAATCTAGAAAAGCATCACGGGCTGCCTTTGAGTCCGGATGCTGAGCCGATCGGGCTTTCACCATGGTCGGGTAGAGTCTCTTTGCAAATTCTGCTCTCGAGAACGAATAGTCATATCTAATGGCGTGCGCATCGAGTAAAGCCGTCCGTCTTTCGACATAACTGGCAAGCGGATCTGAGCAATATCGTTTGATGAAGAATATCACCAAACCAATGATCGCAACTGCGATCGAGAGAAGTGATGCATAAACTGGATCTACTATCTCTTGTTCCGGAACGTAGTCCGGGTTGACTGAAGAGTTACACATCGGTATGATGTATTTCTTC